CGTAGAAGTAACAGTAATTGACGAGAGTCAATATATCCCTTCCGCTGTAAACACAGTCCCTTACTTTCTAATAGCAACAGCACAAAACAAGGCTGATGCTGCTGGAGTCGGAGTTGCAGCCGGCACAACCGCTGCCAATGCAAACAAAACTTATCTTATTACCAGTCAACGAGATTTGGCAGCAACATTTGGCGTGCCATTCTTTTACAACACCACCACTGGAACACCTATCAATGGTTACGAACTCAACGAATATGGGTTGTTGGCAGCGTACTCAGCACTGGGAGTCACAAACCGTGCGTATATTCAGCGTGTAGACATTGATTTAACTGAACTCACTGCAAGTTTGACTCGCCCCACTGGCGACGCCAACAACGGCACATACTGGTTAGATACCAGTACCAGTTTATGGGGCATCTTGGAATGGGACCAAACAGCCGCAACATTTACTAATCAAGTGCCCACTGTGATAACAGACACCGAAGATGTAGTTGACTATGCTGGTGACGATTACACACCATTGGATACTATTGGTAGCATTGGTGATTATGCTGTCAGCGCGGTGAGTTTGAACAATCAAAACTGGTACAAAAACGCAGATAATGTGTGGGTGCTATTAGGGTCTGATGCCTGGAAAACATCATGGCCCACCTTGCAAGGTTTAAACTCTGTAACAACTACATTAACACAGGGATACAACATGTACATTAACGGTCAATACTTAGCCACAGTTGGTGCTACCAATACAGTAGCAGGCTTTGCCGCAGTGATCAACTCATTGAATATTCCAGGTGTTACTGCTGCCGCAGTCAGTAACAAATTGACCTTGTATGCAGATAGTACGGCCAGTAACGATAACTCAACTGACAACGGGGGTGTTATTAGCATTCAAGCTGGTACCATTGGCGGTGCCTCACTGCTGACCACACTGGGCATTGCAGCCATTGAATATCGTGCTCCAAGTTATTTCCCAGGATACAGTTATCAGGCTCCACGTTGGAGAACTTCTGACACTTCGCCAGCACCCACTGGTAGCATATGGCAAAATCTCAGTTCAGTCAGCAACGGCATGAGCATCAAAGTTAAAAACTACAGTGCTGCATTGGATACCTGGGTTTCACAAACATCTAATGTATATTCATATGATGTAACAGCCAACAATGCATTGGATGTAACCGGTGGTGGTAAAAATATTCCAGTGGGCACAACTTACGTAGAATACGACTCAGAATTATACAACACCACTCCTAACTCAAATGCAGCATTTTTGTTGTTGGAAAGAATTGCACTAGGTGCCACAGTTGTAACTGGAATTACTACACCGGGTGTTGGCTCGGATCCTTTGTTCCAGATAGGCAGTGAATTTATTTTAGCAGCGTCAGAAGCAGGGTCAGAAACACTCAATAGTACCACAGTTGTCTTGACCGCTACCACGGTATCTAGTTTTATTAGTACTGTTAGTGCAGCCAACATTCCTTATGTCAGCGCCAGTGTAAACAGTGCTGGAAACATTGTGTTTACTCACAGTCAAGGTGGGGTAATTTTTCTAGATGACACTGTGAATACTGCTGTTACTAGAGCAGGGTTTACAGCCACTGGTGTTACTCCTACTCCAAAAGTTCGACAAGATCAAGTTGCAGGATCTTTGGTTCTGAGTAATTGGGTCACTGCTGACTTGTTTACTTACACAGCCAGCGACACAGCGCCAGACCAAGATCCAGCAGACGGCAGACTATGGTACTATAGTTCAGTGGACGATGTGGATGTCATGATTCAAAACAATGGCGTCTGGGTAGGATATCAAACAGTGACCAATGATACTCGTGGATTTGATTTGACTTTGTGCAATGCCTCGGGTCCTATTGTGGCAGCATCTGCTCCAACTACACAAAACGACACAGCATTGAGCCCATTGCAATACGGAGATTTGTGGATTGACACTAGTGACTTAGAAAATTATCCTAAATTATATCGTTGGGAACAAGCCAGTGGTATGGATCAATGGGTAGAAGTTGACACCACTGATCAAGTAACAAGTAATGGTATTTACTTTGCAGACGCTCGTTGGGCCGGTAACGGCACAACAGATCCTGTGGCAGATACATTCCCAAGCATTGTTGATTTACTGACCAGCAACTATTTGGATGTTGATGCACCAGACTCGGCGCTATATCCCCAAGGTATGTTGCTGTGGAACACACGCCGTTCAGGTTACAATGTCAAGAGTTACCAAAGCAGTTATTTGACAGAAGCCAACTTCCCTGATCAACCCAGTTACCCATCAGTTACTAATACCTGGCTTACCGCCTCGGGAAACAAAGACAATGGCAGCATGTATGCTGGTCGACAAGCACAACGCAAGTTGATTGTGGCTGCAATGAAATCAGGTATTGATACTAATTTGGCATCACGTGAAGAACAAAATCAATTCAACTTGATTGCTGCTCCTGCTTATCCTGAACTAGCAGTCAACATGGTTGCACTCAGCAACGAGCGTGCTAATACACTGTTTGTGGTAGGTGACACGCCAATGCGATTGGCTGGCAATGGCACAGATCTTGTGACTTATGCTACAGACAATGGCGGACTAGGCTTGCCTACAGAAGATGGGCTCACAATTGGTTCAGCCTATGCGGCTGTGTTCTATCCTTCATGCCAGACCACAGACCTGTCAGGCAACACAGTTGTTGCGCCCCCAACACACATGATGGTACGCACAATTCTGCGCAGTGATGCAGTGAGTTATCCATGGTTGGCACCTGCTGGCACACGCCGTGGAGTTATTGACAATGCTAGTGCAATTGGTTATATTGATTCTATCACAGGTGAATTCCAACAAATAGCAGTAGGTCAGGGGTTGCGTGACACATTGTATGAAAACAACATCAACCCAATTACTTTTATTCCAGGTATTGGTATCACAAACTTTGGTAACAAAACACGTCAAGGTGCTACCACAGCACTGGATCGTATCAACGTTGCTAGACTAGTAGCATTCTTGCGCGGACGCCTGGAAGAAATTGGCAAACTGTACTTGTTTGAACCTAATGACCAGATCACACGTAACGAGATCACTAATACTATCAATAGTTTGATGATTGATTTGATTGCCAAACGTGCCATCTATGACTACTTGGTTGTTTGCGACTTGAGCAACAACACTCCTGCACGTATTGACCGCAATGAGTTGTGGGTGGACATTGCTATTGAACCAGTCAAAGCAGTGGAGTTTATCTACATTCCATTGCGTATCAAGAACACTGGTGAAATTTCAGGCGGCACAGCAGGGTGATGAAACAGGGGGCCTTTTACCAGGCCTCCATTTCAGGTAAATAAAAACAACAGGAGATATAACAAATGGCAGTTTCATCATTACAGAGAATGACAGTACCATTGGCCAGCGATCAAAGCTCGCCAACACAAGGTCTGTTGATGCCCAAGCTCAAATATCGCTTTAGAGTGATGTTTGAAAACTTTGGTGTAAGCACACCAAGAACAGAATTGACCAAACAGGTAATAAGTTTTGCTAGACCTAACGTGACGTTTGAAGAAATTGCAATACCAATCTACAACTCAACACTGAAACTGGCTGGCAAACACTCATGGGCACCTACTTCATGCGAAATTCGTGACGATGCGTCAGGTGCTGTGAGCAAGTTGATTGGTGAACAACTGCAGAAACAAATGGACTTTTTGGAAATGAGTTCGGCGTCTTCTGGCATTGACTACAAGTTCACAACCAAGGTTGAAATCCTTGATGGTGGCAACGGTGCCAATACTCCTGTGGTTCTTGAAACCTGGGAATTGTACGGTTGCTATCTAAGTGGTGCTGACTACGGTGCATTGAACTACAGTGAAAATACTCCAGTATCAATTACCATGAGCATTGTGTACGACAACGCCAACCAGACACCAGAAGGCACGGGAGTTGGCACAGAAATTGGTAGAACTTTAGGTGATGTGGTCTCCGGCGCAGGTGTCTAAACATGTCATTTTTTGGACAAAACTTTCTTAAAGCGATAGATCCAAATTTTGGCGGAAACTTAAAAAGTGGTTTCCTGGGCAACAATATCTTGCGTGACTACCAACACGCAAGCCGTACATTTACCACCAACGCTTACGAACTCAAGCCTCGGTACAAGTTCCTCTTTCATGTTAGTTTCACACTAAATCTAGCAGAGGTTCCTTATTTGCGAGGTGCGTTTCCCAATAACGATGATATAAACAATCTCAGTCTGGCTGTTAAAACCATTGACTTGCCAAAGTACAGTATTGAAACAGAAACACTGAATCAATACAACCGCAAACGTATCATACAGAAAAAACTCAACTACGAGCCGATAAGTGTAACATTGCATGACACCAGTGGCGACTTGATTCGCAAAATGTGGTACTACTACATGAATTATTACTACAAAGACTCGTCACAGCGATATCTTGATCCCAACAACACCAATGGCAGCAACGGTGCTGATGCACAGCGCCAAACAGGTTTTGGCTACAATGCCAGAGACATCTATGCCAAAGAACGTGTGGGCAATGTCAACGACTGGGGATTCATTGGCGAAGCATTCAACGACGGATCAACCAACGGTGTGGCTGGTGGCAAGCCTGCGTTTTTTAGA